CGCACAGCCAGCACGGCGCCGACCGCCGCCGTCAGGCCCGCAATACCCATGACCACCGCCGGCATCTTGTCCGACAAGGTGGTCATGCCCTGCAGCACGGCGGTCAGCCCCTGGGCCACGGCGTCGGTCGCCGGCCGAATGGCATCGCCCACGCTGCGCATCGAATCGCTCCAGGCCTGGCCAAGCTCGGCCCAGCGCTGGGAGGACGTTTCGCGGCGCTCGGCCAGGTTCTTGTCCAGAATGCCCGTGGCCTTCTGCGAATCGGCCTTAAGCTCGGCGTAAAGCCCCCGGTTCTGCGCATAGGCGGTTAGCGCCGCCTTGACCTGCATGTCGGCGAACAGGTCGCCGGTGCGCAGGGTCTTTTCCAGGGCCTCAAGCGCCGCTTTCGCCTTCTCCGGGTCAACTTCCTTGTCGATTCCGGCCTGGGCGTCCTTGATCTTTTTGGCCTTGGCCGGGTCGGTGGCTTCTACGTACTTCATCGCCAAGGACATGGACGACTCAATAACGCTCATGCCCTTCTGCAGGCCAGTGTTCAGCGAGGCCTGATAGTCAATGCCTACGTCTTTGTAGGCCTTCACCACGTCGCCGGCGCCGATCTTCTCCATCCAGTTTTTGAAGTTGTTGGCGGCTTCGTCCGAACTGCCGGCGGTCTTCATTTGCACCTGCAGCATGGCACCCAGGGACGTGACCGACTCAAGGCCGGTAATCCCGTTTTTCTCCATGCCGGCCAACAGCTGCGGGAACCACTTGGCCATGTCGCTGGCTTCGAAGCTGCCCGCCTGGCCTTGGTAAGCAATGGCCTCCAGGGCCTGCTGCATAACCTTGGGATCGTTGATCTTGGCGTTTTGCTGCAGGGCCATGATCATGCTGGCCGTATCGACGCCAGAGGCGCCTTGGCCAACGGCGAACTTGGCCGCCGTCGGCGCGTAGGCCATGGCCTTGTCCAGCTCCATGCCGGCACCGACCAACTGGTTGATCAGGTCGGCCACATCATTGCGCGCCATGCCGGTATCGGTGGCCGTCTGGATCACCGTCCGGCTTAGCTGCACTTCCTCGGGCTTGTTGACCGCATCGGCCTTGATCGCAATGTCACGGATAATCGCTTGATAGTCCGCGCTGATCTTGGTCGGCACGGCCGTCAGGCCCACCCCAACCGCAGCGGCACCCATGTTGGTCTTGAGCGCCGATTTGCCTTGGCTGATCTGCTGATGACCCTTGACCTGCAGGTCGGCGGACCGCGCCTCACGGCCAAGGCGCTGGTATTCCCGGCCAAGGCGGCCGACCTCGACGCCCTGCCGGCGCAGCGCGTCTAAGTTGCCGTTGAGCCGGCGCAGCAACTTATCGGCGCCGGCGGCGCCGCTGTCGTGCGCCCGCTTCCACTCGGCCTGCAGCTTCATGGTTTCGCCAATGGTGCTTTTCAGCACCTTGGCCTTGTTGCCCTTTTCCTCCAGCTTCTGGATTCGGCCTTCGACCGTCTTAAACGCGGCGCCGACCGAAGATGCGACGGCGCCGCCAATTACCAGCGCTAACTGCATTCTTGCCATCGGTTAACCCCCTAATGGCTCAGTCTGAGAGCCACCACACCATGTCTGCGCAGGCCATGTCGGTGATTTCTGCAGCCGAGAAATTCAGCTCAGCAGCCAGCCGCTTGGCCAGCTGCTTCTGCACCCTGGGGTCAAAGCTCGTCGTCTTGCACCAGGCGAAAATATCCGGTCTGCAAGCGGGTGTAGTCTTTCAGGGCCAGGCCCTCCAGATCCTTGTTGCCGACCTCGGCGAGCGAGGCGAACAGGTTCAGCTCGCGCTGCTCGTCGTCGCCGCCACCGGTAGCGCCGGCGGCGCGGATATCGCGCACGGTCGGGGCGCGCAGGGTGATACGGTCGGCCTGAATGCCGTTCAACTCGGTGGGCTTGCTCAGCGTTACGGTCACGCGGTCGCTTTCGAGGGTCAGCCAGGCAGGATTTTTTGCGGTGGTCATGGTGCGGTGTCCTTGTATGCAGGGAGGGGGTTACAGGCCCAGGGCGGTGCGTTGTTCGGCCAGCTGGTCGACGCCATCGATAACGCGGCGCATGCCAAGCGGGTCGATTTCGTAGACCAGGCGGCCGTCGACTTCCAGCTTGTAGTAAGTGAGGCCGATGGCGTGCTTGATCTCGGCCTTGTCGCCGGGCTTCCAGTCGCCCATATCCACTTCTTTCAAGCGGCCGCGCAGGGTGACGACAACCGGCTTGATCGCGCCTTTCAGGCCCTTGAAGGCGCCCCGGAACGTGCCGTTGAAGGCGGTGCCGTCAGCCAGGCCGAAGAGTTTCAGCGACTCGCGACGCACGCCGGTGGTGGTGAAGTTCGCTTCTTGCTTCTCCATGCCCATATCCAGCTCCACCGGTACATCCATGCCGCCGGCGCGGTGTTCCTCGGTCTTGAGCGTGAGTTTGGGCAAGGTCAGGCTGGGTACATCGCCCTGGAAGCTCACACCGTCAACAAACAGGTTCAGGTTGGCCAGGGTTTCGGGAATCA